CTGGCTCAAAAAGATAAAGATGGGAACATGATCCTAGCTGGGTCAGATTCTCCATTGATTGTGGCTGACGTAAACCATGTGCGACTGCATGAAGGTAGAGCTTATTACGTTTATAAGACTCATAAAGACACAGCTAGACTAGCAGTTGGAGCAAGTATTGATATTGCAATAGCATTCCCATCTGGTGTTGAGGCTCATGCATTTGTTGATTACCAATGCGGTGGAGAGGCTGAGGTTTATGTATATGAATCTCCCACTACAAGTGGTGGTACATCAATGACTTTACATAGACGCAACAGAGTAATTAACACAGCTAGTGAAGGTGTTGCAGTATTAAATCCTACGGTAACCGCAGTAGGCACTGAGTTTTATTCTGAACTGATTACAAGCGCAGAAGGACAGGGAAATAGAAGTGGCGCTGGTGGTCGTGGTACAAGTTTTGAATTTATTTTAAAACCACTGACAACTTATCTATTTAGATTGACAAACGTAAACGGTAGCTCTCAAATGGCTGAGATGCGGATAGATTGGTACGAATAATGGACAAGCCAAAGAAAGAAGTTTGGGATGAGCCAAGGCCAAAGGGTTTAGGTAAGCCAGACAAGTTAAGTGACGCACAAAAACGTAATGCTATGCGTCGAGCGCAGAAAGCTGGCCGTCCGTACCCGAACTTAATCGACAATATGGCAGCGGCTAGAGGGAAGTGATGAGTAAATACAAAGATCCTGAAGGCGGTTTGACTGAGGCTGGCAGACGCAAGTTTGAGGCATCAGGCGAGAGCAAGAACCTTCAGCCGGGAGTCAAGGAATCGTCCCCGTCAGGTGAGAAAGCGCGTCGCAAAGGATCTTTCTTGACACGGTTTTACACCAATCCAAGTGGCCCACTGGTCGATGAGGATGGTGATCCAACAAGGCTGGCATTAGCTGCGAACGCATGGGGTGAGCCTGTGCCGAGAACCGCAGCGTCAGCAAGACGGTTGGCTGCAAAGGGCAGAAATATGCTGAATAAATACAAGCTGGAGAAAGAAAATGGCTGATTGGATAAAAGAATATCAGAACTTTTCTTCCCAAGATTGGAAGCCAACTACTCTAGCTCCTGCTGAAGAAGCAAAGTTTCGTACTTGGATTCAAGGTACAAAGCTATTTAACTCCGTAAAATCTGATATTGCTGCGGAAAACAATCTTCAGCCAGAAAAATTAGACAACAACAAAGTTATAGATATGTTGTCTCAACAGAACGACTACGATTATCGTGGAGCATGGAAGGCTGGCGTAAAAGAGGTAATTAGCAAACACGACAACAGACCTCATTGGCCTTCGTCTGCTGGGGATAAGATGCTGAAATCTCCAAAACATGAGACGGCGTGGAAAGAGTTTTTTATGCGGCAGTACAACAAAGACCCTGATGATATTGGATTATCAACCTTTGACCAAGCAAGGCAATGGACTGCTAAGAAAGAGTCCAGTAAAAATGCAATGCCGACACAACGTGGTGCTGATCGCTCAATGCTGATGAAAGAAAGGCTGAAATAATGGCTGAGATGTCTTACATGAAGGGTACACGCCGCAAGGTCTACCAAGGCAAGAAGATGCCAACGGATGAGATCTTACGTCGTGCCGAGAAAGCACAGCGAGATAAGGACTTGTTTGAGTCCTTGTACACCGATGCTTATGAGTTTGCTCTGCCGCAACGCCAGCTTTACGGCTACTACGACGGCAACTCCAAGGGCGCAAAGAAGATGTCTCGTGTGTTTGACGCGACAGCTATCAACAGCACCCAGCGATTTGCTAACCGTTTGCAGTCAGGCATCTTCCCGCCACAGCGTAAGTGGTGCAGGCTAGAACCCGGTACGGATGTCCCAGTAGAGCAGCGCGATCAAGCACAGGCCATCATGGATGTGTACATGGAGAAGATGTTTGCGGTCATTAAGCAGTCCAACTTCGACATTGCTATTGGCGAGTTCCTGCTAGACATAGCGGTTGGCACAGCTTGCATGATGATTCAGCCGGGCGATGATGTCATGCCGATCAACTTCATCCCTGTTCCAATGTTTTTGGTCAGTTACGAAGAGGGTGCAAACGGTCAAGTAGACAAAGTTTACCGCCGTATGCGGATGAAGGCAGAGGCCATCCAGCAGCAATGGAAGGACGCTATCTTTTCCGACTACTTAACGCAGATGATCGACAGCAAACCAACGGATGAGGTTGATCTGTTGGAGGCAACGATCTATGACGCAGAGCGTGGCGACTGGTGCTATCACGTCATTGAGGCAAAGACCAAAGAAGAGATCGTCTACCGTCGGATGATGTCTTCTCCGTGGGTTATTAGCCGCTACTCTAAAGTGGCAGGCGAGGTCTATGGCCGTGGCCCACTGCTAACTGCAATGCCTGACATCAAGACGCTGAACAAAACCCTTGAGCTGCTACTTAAAAATGCTTCCTTGGCCGTGGCTGGTGTGTACACAGCTGCTGATGATGGTGTGCTAAACCCTCAGACAGTCAAGATTGTGCCGGGTGCAATTATCCCTGTGGCTCGTAACGGTGGTCCACAAGGCGAATCACTTAAAGCTTTGCCTCGTGCGGGTGATTTTAACGTCAGCCAGATCGTCATCAATGATCTTCGTGCCAACATTAAGCGTACCTTGCTTGATGAGTCGCTGCCGCCAGACAATATGTCGGCTCGTTCTGCTACTGAGGTGGTCGAGCGTATGAAGGAACTGGCTCAAAACCTTGGCTCTGCCTTTGGTCGCTTGATTAACGAGACGATGATACCGATGGTATCTCGGATCTTGCAGGTCATGGATGAGCGTGGCTTAGTCAATATGCCACTGAAGGTCAATGGTCTGGAGATTAAAGTCTCTCCTGTAGCTCCGCTGGCAATGGCGCAGAACATGGAAGAGATTAACAACATCATCCAGTTTATGCAGCTCACTGCAACGATGGGCGGGGAGGGGCAACTTGCTGTTAAGACGGGCGAGTTGATTGATTACATTGGCGACAAGCTGGGCATTCCGTCAGCAGTCAGAAATACAGCCGCAGAGCGTGGCTTCCTCATGGAGCAACAGCAGCAGATGATGCTTCAGCAGCAGGCTGCATTGGCAATGGCAGGTCAGCAGCAGACATTGATGGAAGGCCAGCAGCAAGGAGCGATGGGTGGAATGTGATCTGCGCCATCACTTCGCTGATGGAATATACGGGAAAGAATACTTTTTGCCAAAAGGGTGGGCGGTTCCGCAGCACGTCCACTCGTATTCTCATCTGTCTATCTTGGCAAAGGGTGAAGTGGTTGTAGACATAGATGGGGAACAGAAGTTTTACAAGGCTCCTGCCTGCATAGAAATAGAAGCAGATAAGTCGCACGTCATCATTACACAGACAGATACCGTCTGGTACTGCATACACGCGACAGAGCAGGCGGAGGAGGAGGATGGAGTAATCGTGCCAAACAGGGAGGCTTATGGCAGGGTGGGATGATCTGGAGGCGATGCAAGAAGCAATGGCACCTCCGCAGTCGAGTGATATGGATAAGCTGTGCTTGCGAGTTTTTGGCACAGAGGAAGGGCAAAAGTTGCTCAAGTGGTTTCGAGAGATAACTATTGAGCAGCCATGCTGGGGACCGGGGAGTGATCCATCCTACGGTTATTTTTTAGAGGGACGATGCTCTTTAGTTAAAGAGGTTGAGTCCCGCATACATAGAGCGAGGAACCTTTGAGCGATAATGAAACGGCAGTCGAGCCTAGTGATTCAGCAGAAGAGTCCACTGGCCTACTTGACAACGTAGAAGCCAGTGAAGACAAAGCTCCTGAAGACAACAAAGAAGCGGCAGTAGATCATCGTGCCGCAGAATCCATCCCCGATGACGAGCCAGTAGACCGGCCTGACTGGTGGCCTGAAAACTTTTGGAACAAAGATAACAACGAGCCAGACCTTGAAGGCATGGCTAAGTCTTGGAAAGACCTTCGCAAGATGGTATCCAAAGGCGCTCACAAAGCCCCACCAGAGGGCAAATACGATGTCTCCGCATTTGGCGAGAACGCAGAACAGCTTGAGTTTGTCCCG